ATCTTGAGGGCCATGGTAGGTCTCCGGTTGGTGGGTCAGTGGTTGCGCCAGGCGGCGCGGATGGCTCGGCGCAGGGCGTGCCAGAAGGGCATGCCGCCACGGCGGTAGAAGGCGTAGAGACGGAAAGTGATCACGGCAGCAGTCCTTGGAAATGCATGACGAGCAGGAACACCACGCACGCGGCGGCGGTGACCATGGGAGGGATGTCGGCGCGGCTCATTTCTTGAAGGCCGGCACCAGGGGCAGCTCGGGGCGCTTGGAGAGTTCGCGCAGCAGGGTCTGGACGGTGCGCGCGCCTTCGGACTGTTTGCAGCCCTTGCAGGACGGCTGGCGGTCCTGGCACACGCCCAGGGCGTCACAGGTGCGAGTCGGGCCGGTCCACTGCTCGCGCTCGGCGGCTAGGGCGGCCTGGATGGGGGATTGCGGGGCGCTCACGGCGTCACCTCGCAGGCCAGGATCTCGATCAGCTCGCCCGTCTCAACGAGCTGCGCCTCCTGCGCCTTGCACGCCAGCGTGTCCAGCACCTGCCCGATGAAGGCCGGCGTCACCAGCGAGAACGGCGTCTTCTGGATCGCCGCGCACGCCGCGTTGATGTGGTGCTCGTAGGCCGCCTCGTTCTCAGCCCTGCGCTCGGCGTCCAGCGCGTCGTCCACCTGCTGGGCGGACAGCACCGGGCAGCTCTCCCGGCGCTCCACGTTGTCGATGACCATCTGCTCTCTCCTTTGCCGGCTCCGATGTGGAGTCGATGGAGAGAATTTACCCGCAGGTAATCAGATCGTCAATACCTGCAGGTAAACATTTTTGTCGTGGGTGTAAAAAAGCCCGCACGGGGCGGGCTTTTTGAAGAGGATGTCGCGGTGGCTACAACCAGCCGAACCCTTTTGCCATGAGGCCGGCCAAGCCCAAAGACGCGGCGATCAGTGCGCCAAACAGGATTCTGAAATCGCGGTCCAAACGATCGCGCAGCCCGTCGAATTTGCCGGCGTGACCATGCAGGATCGTTTTGATTTCTGAGACGTCGCGCTTGATGTACTCCACATCAGCCTCGAGTCGTGCAACGCGTGCTTCCATGCCGCCATTGTCGCCTCCATCGGTAGGGCCGTCAAAAGGAGGGCCTCTTCTATCTCCCAATCTAGCGGCCATCCGGTAGACGTTGCTATCAGTCATTTTTCAAACCCTTTGCGATGAGGTGTACCAGCTTCATTGAATCTGGGTTCTGACTCGATATTTCCTCTTGGCTGCCCTCAAAGCGCTCAAGCCGCTCTGCAAGTGCACTCGCGAACTCTGGATCGCGTACTTTGATAGTCTCGAGCATCTCGACGACGATGATCAAAAGAGCCATCGACACTGGCGAGTACGCGTAAGGTTTCTCGTTTTCTTCTTCCATCGATTCTCCTGTTAATACCTTTTCCGCCATTCCCAGGGCGGCACTGCCTCCGTAGACCACAACGCGCGACCGGCTTCACGGGCCTGGAATTCGACTTGGGCAAGGTGCTCGTAGCCCTTCCCGTACTTCACGTAATACCAAGCCAGCCCGGCCCGAATCTGCTCCTGGCCAACGTCTTTGCCCTGGCACTCCACATCGGCGATCGTGCGCCGGTACCGATCTGTGCCCCTGGACGTGATCTTGGCGGCCTGCTGAAAGCACAGGGCGGCCAGGTGCTGCCTGGAGACATTCCCGAAGTCCTGGCCCTTCTCTGGCGCATCGATCGCGCTGATGCGCACCTTCACCTGCTCGTAGGCACCAGGCTCGCCGCAGCGTGCTGTGAGGGTGTCGCCATCTGCGATCGCCACCACCAGGCAGAGCAGGGCGGTGACGCTCATGTTCTCAGCGGTCGGTGCGGCTGCAGACCAGCAAGCCAGACCGGCTCTTGCAGTCGAGGCCACATTCGTAGTCTGCATTCCGGCCGCCGCCAGGCAAGACGCTGATCAGGTCGGCAGCGGCGAGTCGGCAGGCCTCCAGAGAAGGATGATCGCCCACAGCTTGATGCGATGAGAGATCTTGCTTGTTCGGGTAGACGAATCCGCTCCACCTCTCACCACAGGCAGTGAGCATGAAAATGGCCAGAACTGCGGCGAAGGGCAGGCGCGCTGCGCTCATTCAGAACTGTTCACTCTTCCAGACCGTCAGCACCTTGCCCAGCACCTCGAAGTCCATGGTCTTCTGATCGATGTCGAACGGGTCGTAGTCGGGGTTCTTCGACTTCGCACGCAGGATCAGGCCACCGGCGGTCGGTATGCGCTGAAGGGCCTTGATGAATCCGTGATCGCCGACGCGGAAAAAGAACACAGCATCGACCTCGACGACTTTGACGCCGCGGTCGACCAGCAGAGGATCCCCGGGGTTGAACATCGGTCGCATAGAGGGCCCGAACCCGGTCACGATGCAAAGGTTCTCGATGGCGGAGTAGCTGCGGACATTGAGGCGCAGCCAATCGTGGTCCACGTGCCAACTCTTGATCACCCCAGGTTGGTCATCCAGCATCAGCCGCCCGCCACCCATTCCCCCGCCCACGTCGAACTGTCGAATCACCACGTCTCCGTTTGCCTTGTTGTATTCGGGGGAGGGCTCCGCCACGCGACTGTGCGCCAAGTGCAGCTTGGGCTGGACCTCATCCATCCAGCCCTCCTGCTTGCGGCCGCCCTTTTCGAGCTTTCGCGCGGTCACCTCTCCGATGTTCTTGTAGCCCTCGTCGCCAGGTTCCTTCAGTGCGCGGCTGATGTAGCTGGCTGCAACACCTGAGGCGCGCGCCAGCTCGGCGGCCGACAGCGACTGCAGCAGCTCGCGCAATTTGGCCCTTCGGCGGTCAAAAACATCCATGCCGAAGAAGTTACCAGAGGGTAATTTACCTTCGGGTATTGACTTTGCGTTACCCATGGGTAAACTTTCCGACATGGACTTCAAAACCTTCTTCACGAATTTGCCCGTCGCCGAGCGCGAGTCCTTTGCCCAACAGGCGGGGACCAGCCGGGGCTACTGCAACCAAGTCGCCTACGCCAACAAGCAGATCGAGCTGGGCATGGCCGACGTGTTCGTGGCGCTGGGCGGCGGGCACCTGAACCTGGACGAACTCCCGCTCACAGACCGCGCCATCGCACAGCGCGCCATCCGGGAGCGTGTTGCAGAACCCGCACCCGGCGGCGTCGCATCCCAGCCCGCAGGGCAGGGGGTCTGAACCGTGCCACGGATCAACGACCCGTGGATTCGGCAGCGCAATGCCTTCCGCATCTATCGGTGCGGCGAGGCTGAGGCCATCCGGTTGAACGCTGGTCGCCCCTTGCGCGACCCCGGCAGTCTCGCCTTCAAGTACGCGACGCAGCGCACCGCTGCAAACAAGCGCGGCATCGACTGGCGGCTGTCCTTTGCTGAATGGCTTGGCATCTGGGAGGCCTCGGGCCGACTCGCTCAGAGAGGCGTTGGCATCGGCCGGTATGTCATGGCCCGGCATGGGGACTGCGGTCCTTACAGCGTTGGGAATGTGTCCATCCAGCTCGCTGTCGCGAACTCGCGAGACGGGCTTCTTACAAGGCTGGCGCGGGGTTGATTTTTTCATACCCCGATCGTCTTTTTTTGGGCCTATCCAAGGTCCGCAACTGCTCTCAACAAGGTTGCGCGAGCACATGAACCAACTCTCCCTCCCCAACGAAATCCGCCCCGAAGAGGTCATGCGCAAGCAGAGCCTGGGCGGCGCCATCGAGCTCTGCGCGGAGCTCGGCGGCTACTCCCTGGACAAGTCCCTGCAGCAGGAGCTGGGTGTGGACAAAGCCCAGTTCTCCCGCTGGCAGTCCGGCACCGAAGGCGTGCAGTGGCCCAAGTTCGAACTGCTGATGGACAAGTGCGGCAACGACGCGCCGGTGCTCTGGATGCTGCACCGCCGCGGGTACGACCTCTTCAGCCTGCGCCGGCGCGAGTCGGATGTGGAGCGCGAAAACCGGCTGCTGCGCGAAGAGGTACAGGCGCTGCGCCGCGTCATCGGGAGCCCGGCATGAACACCATCTTCTGGCCCGGCACCACCATCCCGATCAGCCGGGGCAACGGCTTTGAACTCGCTGCGCGCGCGGCGCGCGGGCCCAGCATCTTCTGCAACCTCACCAGCAAGCAGGCCACGGCCGGAGCCCACGGCGGCCACAAGAGCGCGTCCGTGGTGCCGGTGGTGGCCGGCCTGTCCAAGCGCGCCCAGAAGCAGCTGAAGGCCACCGGGGTGCAGATGTCCACCAAGAGCGACCCGGTGAAGGCCCGGCGCATGGCGAAGGCGAACATCTGATGGACTCGACCACCGACACGCCGCGCCAGCCGCTCAGCGAGGACGAGCTGGACCTGCACATCCGCGACTGCGGCCGGCGCATGACCGCAGCCGGCACAGCTGGCGACAGGGCCGCCATGAACGAATGGCGGGATCGCATGTACGAGGCGATCAGGAGCCGCAGCCCGGAGCACCAGGCCCGGCTGACCGCCCGCATCGACTCGGCGATCTGGTTCCAGGGTGATGAAGCGCTGGCCATGGGAAAGGCGCCACCTTGAACTACTACGAGCGCCACATCGGCGACTACCTCAAGGACACCGCGCATCTGTCGCTGCTCGAGCACGGGATCTACACGCGCCTGATGGACGTCTACTACACCCGCGAGGCCCCGCTGCCTGATGACCAGGTGGCGCGCCTCATCGGTGCCCGCTCAAAGGAAGAGAAGGAGGCCCTGCAGGACGTGCTGGCCGAGTTCTTCCAGCGCACGGAACAGGGCTGGGCGCAGGACCGCTGCGACAGGGAAATCGAGCGCTACCAGGACAAGCAGCGCAAGGCCGCCGCCAGTGCGAACGCACGGTGGGGCGCACAGCGCTCGCAATCCGAAGGCAATGCGAACGCATCCGGAACGCATGATGCGCCGGGCATGCGTTCGCATAGCGAAGGCAATGCTCCCAATCACCAGACACCAGACACCAGACCCAAGAGAAAGAAAGGAGCTAAAGCTCCCCTGTCGGCCGAGCTGCCGACGTGGATGCAGTCGCTGATCGACCTCTGGCACGAGGTGCTGCCTGAGCTGCCGGGCGTGGCGGTGATGAACGTCGAGCGGCAGCAGGCCGCCAAGGATTTCCGCGACTGGGTGCTGACCACCCGCCGCAAGGACGGCACGCCGCGCGCCACCAACGACGACGAGTTCCTGGCCTGGACCCGCGACTTCTTCACCCGGACGCGCTCGAGCGACTTCCTCATGGGGCGCGGCCCGCGCTCACCCGATCACCAGAACTGGCGGTGCACCTTCGAGTACCTGCTGTCCGCCAAGGGCATGCAGAAGGTCATCGAGCAAACACAGGATCCCCAATGAACATGAACGAACCTGACGGCTTCCTGGCCGACCCCGAGGCCGCCACCCTGCGCGTGCCGCCGCACTCCATCGAATCCGAGACGGCGGTGCTGGGCGCGCTGCTCATCAACAATTCCGCTTGGGACCGCGTGGGTGACCTGCTGGCCGAGGCGGACTTCTACCGGCCCGCGCACCGTGTGCTGTTCAGCGCGATCGCGGCGCTCGTGAACTCGAACAAGCCCGCCGACGTGGTGACGGTCTTCGAGCGGCTGCGCGACCAGGGCAAGGCCGAGGATGCCGGCGGCCTGTCCTACATCAACGAGCTGGCCCAGTACCTGCCCAGCGCGGCCAACGTGCGGCGGTACGCCGAGATCGTGCGCGAGAAGTCGGTGCTGCGCCAGCTGGTGGCCGCCAGCGATGAACTCGCCGCCGCGGCGTTCAACCCGGGCGACCGCACGGCGGCCGAGGTGCTGGACCAGGCGCAGCAGCAGATCATCGCGCTGGGCGACCAGGGCGCGCCGCGCGACGACTGGGAGGGCACGGAAGACGGCATGGTGGCGCTGCTCGATCGCATCGAGGACCAAGCCCAGGGCACGGGCGGTCAGACCTTCGTGCCCACCGGCCTGGCTGAACTTGACGAACTGCTGAATGGCGGGTTCCGCGAGGGGCACCTGATCGCGCTGGGGGGCCGCCCTAGCATGGGCAAGACTGCGCTGGCCATGAGCATCGGAAACACCTTTGCCGAGGCCGGCCACGCGGTGGGCATGCTCTCGATGGAGATGCCGCGCACCGAGGTGCACGAGCGCCGCATGTCGATGGTGTCGCAGATCCACCTGAGCCGCGTTCAGCGCGGCGAGCGGCTCCGGGATTTCGACTGGCCGCGGATCACCGAAGCGACCGAGCGCCTGCGCCGCACGCCGTTCTACACCAGCGACCAGGTGGGCCTGAACATCAACCAGGTGCGCGCCAAGGCGCGCGCGCTCAAGCGTCGTCACGGGCTGCGCCTGCTGATCGTGGACTACCTCGGCCTCATGGCTGGCACGGACAGCAAGATGTCGCGCGCCTACCAGCTCGACGAGATAACCAAGGGCCTCAAGGGCCTCGCCAAGGAATTGGGCATCACCGTGCTGATGCTCGCCCAGATCGATCGCAAGGTGGAGCAGCGCACCGACCAGCGCCCGCTCATGTCCGATTTCCGCGATAGCGGGTCCGTGGAGCAGGACGCCGACGTGTGCATCTTCGTGTACCGAGAATGCCGCGCGAAGCCGGGCCTGCCCAAGGAGTGGGACTACATCGCCGAACTGATCGTCGCCAAGCAGCGCGGCGGGGCCGCGGGCAAGGTGGAGGTGATGTACGTGGGGGAGAACACCCTCTTCAAGGACTGGCCCGAGGACCAGCCGAAGCCGGAATCCCGGGTTCGGGTGAAAGGCGGTGACCTGTGATCGTGCTCGGAATCGACCCAGGCCTGACCGGCGCGTGCGCCGTGCTGGGCCACAACGGCCTGCTGGCCGTCTTCGACCTTCCCACCATGCCCATCCCGGGCGTGGGCCCGAAGGCGCTGGTGCAGCGCAAGCTGGACGGCTTGGCGCTGCGTCGCCGCATCCTCGAACTTTGCCCGGCCACCGAGCCAGTGGCCGCGGTGGTAGAAGCCGTGGGCGTGACCGGGACGAAGAACCAGCACAGCGTGCAGACCCAGGGCTCCCTGCTGCGCACCCTGGGCGCCATCGAGTGCGTGCTGGAGTGCTTGAACCTCGCGGTGGACTACGCGCACCCGCAGACCTGGAAGCGCTTCTACGGGCTGATCGACTCCGAGCTCAGCGACACCCAGCGCAAGGCCAAGGCCCTGACCACGGCTCGCACGCTGTACCCGGGGTGCACCGACATCGCCCGGGCCAAGGACCACAACCGCGCCGAGTCGATCCTGATCGCGCACTGGCAGATGAGGACGGCCGCATGAAATCCTCCTGGGCCAACATCCTGCCGGCCTCCGTGGTGGAGCAGGCCGCCGAACAAGACTTCGCGCTCGAGCACACCGAGCAGCCGGACCCGAAGGACGCCGACACCGAAGTGGCCACCGACCACTGGAACCTGCCTCCGGTCAAGGCTTGGGAGCCCAAGCCCGAGCCCACGGTGCTGCAGCGCATCGCGGAGGCATTCCGGTGAGCAAGGTCGTCATCATCAAAAACGACCAGGGCCGCCTGGAGGGCATCGACCCGCAGGGCCAGCGCGCCTACCAGAAGTGGCGACGCCTGGTCACCGACTTGCCTGTGGGCCAGACCCTGAGCTTCAGCTACCGCATGCCGCGCAGCCCGGCGCACCACCGGCTGTTCTTCGCCAAGCTCAACAGCCTGCTGGCGCGCACCGAGGCCTTCACGAAGCTGGACGACCTGCGCCGCTGGCTCACGCTGGGCGCCGGTTACGCCGACCTGATCCCCGGCCTCGACGGCAAGCCCAACGCCATCCCGCAGTCCCTGGACTTCGAGAGCATGGACGAAGCCGACTTCGGCGAGCTGCACCGCCAGGTGGACACCTTCCTCTGGTCGGCCCGGGCCCAGGAAACCCTCTGGCCCCACCTCGACGAAGAGGCGCGGTACCGGTGCGTGGAGAGCTTTCTGAGGGAGTTCGACTGATGCAATCCAAGAACAAGAAAGCGCCCACCGTGGCCGAGGCCGCATACATCCGCTACGTGGCGCTGCAACCCTGCGCAGTGTGCGACGAAGGGGGAGGCGAAGCCGCCCCATCCGAAGTCCACGAGATCGAACAGGGCAACTGGTGGCTGTCCATCGCCCTGTGCCGCGACTGCCACCAGGGTTCGTTCAACGGCCTGCACGGCCAGATGCGCATGTGGAAGCTCAAGAAGCTCGACGAGCAGAAGGCCCTGGCCATCACCATCCGCCGGGTGTTCCTGGCAGCGAGGGCGCACGGATGAGCATTTCAGCTCAGTTTGCCGTGGCAGCGCTTGTACTTTTTCCCGCTGCCGCACGGGCAGGGCGCATTTCGTGCGACCGGCTGGTAGATGCCTTCGGCTTCCATGGATTTTCTGACCTCTTCATTGCCAACGACCATAGCCAGGTCCATCAGTTGAAACTGTGCAGAACCCAAGGTGGACTTCTTTGCGTAGTTGGGAACCAGGACCTTCAACACCTCGTGTGCAATCTGGCGCAAGGCGGCGAGCTCCGGCCCTTTCATTGGAGTGGATCCAGCCGGTGTCACTACGTGCCAGGACAAGGAGTTCCCCCGGGAGATCGAGGCATATCGCTCGTCCAACTCTTCATCGACGTGGGCGCCTCCGTCCTGGTTCGCCACCACCAGCACGAGATCCTTTCGCGTCAGCGTGCGACCAGCTTTATCCCTGAAGATGACCATTTCCCACCACTGGTCAAAAGGCACGCGCGACGTGCTGTTGGCATCGTCCAGGACAGCAAAGTAACCCCCGCTATCCGGGCCCACCTGCGTGCCTATGAGTCCGTGGTAGCTGAATGCGGACCCATCTCGATGCGGCTTGGCACTTTGAAGGAAATCGACGCCCTTCATCCCGAGTTGCCCCAGCAGCGACTTGGAGGTGTTGCCTCTGTCATGCAAAAGCGTGCGCAGTGTGACTGCCAGGCGTTTGGCCTCCGACTCGTTGCCGCTGTCGAAGGCGTCCGCCGACGATTTCAGAAACCCGATCTGTTCTGCCAGTTGGTCCAGAAGATCCCCAGCTTCGCGCGGAGTCTTTGTGCTCATCCTGTTCCCCTGAATTGCCCGCTTTTCGCCGGAATGGACCTCCCGCCCCAGCCGCGCAGCTTGACGCACATCGTACGCCGCAGGCGGCGCTCTTCCTTCCCACTACGGAGGCACACCTGATGACGGCCGCCATCAACACCGCGCCGCCTGTCGGCAACCTGCGTATCAGCAACCGACCTCGCGACGCCGAGGACATTCCCATCGGCACCACCGTGAAGACACCAACCGGCGCACTCGCACGCGTCGAGGGATACCGTGGCGGCCGTCGGATGGGTGGGGGCGACAAGGACAACCACGAGCGCCTGGTGTGCCGTTACATCAACCCGAAGAACCGCCGCTGGGCTGTCGTCGTTCTGCGCGCCGAGTTGGTGGAAGTAGTACCAAAGGAAGAAACCCATGGGACGTAAAGCAGCCACGAAAGCCACGCCAGAAAAAGAGGTGAACGAGCTGGCGATGCTGGTGTTCCTATCCGCCGTGAGCGAGGGGGCGACCATCGGCGAGGCCGCGCTCGAGGCCGGCGTGAACCGAAAAACGGTGTACCGCTGGAAGGAAAGCGACGCCGAGTTCGCCGAGGCCTGGGACGAATCGCTGGAAGAGGGCACCGAGCTGCTGGAGCGCGAGGCGGTGCGCCGGGCCGTGCATGGCGTGGAGGAGCCGGTGATCTACCAGGGCCAGCTGACGCCGATCTACGAGCACAATCCGGACGGCACGCTGAAGATGGTCGAGACGCGGGAGCGCAATGCCAAGGGCCGCATGGTGACGGCGTACAAGCCGGTGCAGGCGGTGGACGCCGAGGGCAACCCGCGCTTCCTGACGGTGCGCAAGCCCAGCGACACCCTCCTGATCTTCATGCTCAAGAGCCGGCGGCCCAACACTTACCGCGAGCGCGGGAGCATTGAGCACACGGGGGCCGGGGGCAAGCCTCTGCCCACGCCGGTGGCAGGCGGCGGCGTGTTGGTAGTGCCGGGGATCATTGCCGACGCGGCGGCCTGGTCTGCTGCGGTGCGGAAGGCGAAGCCGGGGGATGCTGCTTGACCAGGCTACTTGCCCACGCCCAGGTAGTAGCCGATCGCAATGCCGGCGAGTGTGCCGACGACAGTGGAAATCAGCGGGTTTTCGGAGATGCGCAAGAGAGCGCCCTTCCTCGGTGGCCCTCCCACTTCCACCCCATGAAGCACCTTGCTCGTGACGTCTGGGAGCTGTTCCGCCACCTGTTCAACGGTGGGGAGTGGCGGACGTCGGCTCTCCGTGACGTCGATCCAATGATCCTTGTGCCACGCGAAGGCCTTCAAGTTCTCGTCCGCGAAGACCGCGTCAGATGCCACGATCTTGATCTCACGCAGGCCATCGATGCGACGGATTTTCCCCTCATTGGAGAAGAGCGAGCTTGCGCGGTATGGACCAACGATTCGCCATTCAAGATCCTTTTCGGTGACGTTCCACATGAACAGCGTGAACGGGCCGTCATCGCTCTCGCGGATCAGGAGGTGGTGGTAGGGCATGGTGCCTCCGTTCTGATGTCGTGGAGTGGCATGCAGCAGGGGCCGCGCCGATGATTCTGCCGCACTCGACGCCCATCGCCTGGAAGCCGCACCCCGGAAGCCAGACCTTGTTTTTGGCCTGCCCGGTGTTCGAGTGCCTGTACGAGGGCACGCGCGGCCCGGGTAAGACCGACGCCTTGCTGATGTCCTTCGCCCAGTTCGTGGGCCGCGGCTACGGCGCCGAGTGGCGCGGCATCCTGTTCCGCGAGACCTACAAGCAGCTGGCCGACGTGGTGAAGAAGAGCAAGCGCTGGTTCCGCAAGTTCGTCCCGAACGCCCGCTTCCTTGAGTCGCATGCCGACTTCAAGTGGATATTTCCGGGCGGCGAGGAGCTGCTGCTGCGCGTGGGCGTCAAGGAAGACGACTACTGGGACTACCACGGCCACGAGTACCCATGGATCGGCTTCGAAGAGCTGACCAACTGGCGCGACCTGAATTTCTTCGAGATGATGCAGTCGTGCTGCCGCAGCTCGGTGCCAGGCATGCCCCGCATGGTGCGGTCCACCTGCAACCCCTACGGGCGCGGCCATGCCGCCGTGAAAGAGCGCTACCAGCTCGGCCGCATGGGCGTGCCCCCCGGCACCATCATGCGCGACGGCGCCACCGGCCGCGAGCGAACCTACGTGCACGGCGACATCCGCGAGAACACCACGCTGCTGGCCAGCGACCCGGACTACATGGCCACCCTGGAGGGCACCAAGGACCCCAACCGGCGCAAGGCCTGGCTGTACGGTGACTGGGACATCCACATCGGCGCATTCCTCGAAGGCGCCTGGGACCCAGAGAAGCACATCGTCAAGCCGTTCCCCATCCCCTCGCACTGGAAGCTGTGGCAGGCCATGGACTGGGGATATGCCAAGCCCTACGCCGTGGGCTGGTTCGCCAAAGATCCCGAGGGCAAGACCTACCTCTGGCGCGAGCTGTACGGCATCGCCAAGGATGACAAGGGCCGCCTGCTGGCCAACACCGGAACGAAAGAGACGCCCGACAAGGTGGCCGCGCGCATCCTGGCCAGGGAAGCGCACGACGAACGCCTGGGCTACGAGATCGGCCTGCGCCTGACCGGGCCGGACCTGTTCGCCAAGGGCGGCGCGCAGTACGGCGCCCAGAACACGCACAGCCAGACCTTCCGCCGCGCCGGGCTCAACTTCCGCCCGTGGTGGGCAGGGCCCGGGAGCCGCAAGGCCGGCGCGCTGCTCGTGAAGCAGGCGCTGGAACTCGACGAGCTGGCCATCTTCTCCAGCTGCGAGCACACCATTCGCACCGTGCCGGCGATCGAGCCGGACCCGGATGACCCGGACGACGTCGACACCGAGGCGGAGGACCACTGCTTCGACATGCTGAAGGCGGGCCTCATGCGGCGCACCAGCACGCCGGCCGAGGCGGTGGCCGGATCCGGGCTGTCGCTGCC